CCCTGCCATAATCTTATTTGTCCCGACTGTTGTCATCGGGACTCCTCCTTTCTTCTCCCCGTAGGGAATTAATAAAATAATGTGTTCATCTATGTAAACAGTACTTATTGTACTGGGATACCTATAAATAATATATAGGCTAAATTAAATAATAGTAATTATCCCTATTATTTATAATAATAGATATTAAGCTTATCTACTAACACTGGTGTCTTCTTACCACGCTTACCAACCATGAAGTATAATGCATCTGGTACATCATCTTTAATATCTGCATTAAGAGCTTCTTCTACAACTTCTCTAGTCATTGGAGTAATTCTAACCTTCCAATATCTACCATCTGAGGTTGGTGTAAATTGAGTACCATATCTTTTATCAAACACAACTTGAGTTACTGTATTAGGGAATTTATTACTTCTAACCCTATTGATAATAACTCTAGCTACTCGGAACTTAGATTCTCTAACTTCTTCCTTAGTAGCTTTCTTATATGCTGTATCACCAGTAACTTCAGCCTCTACTATTCTTACTAACACTTCTTTCTCTGCTGGTGATAATGTTAGTAATGTGTGTTTAGGTTTATTAACCTTTAGTGGTTTACTATCCTGAGCACTATTAATAGATACTGTATTAGATTGATTAATAGTATCCTCTAATGAATGAACTTGTTCAATTACCTTAAATGAATCAGGATCATCATTAACTTTAAGATTCTCTGGAAGCTTTGGATTAGTAGCATTATCATATACAGGATTATTAATTTTTATACCTGCAATCTCTGTAGAGACTTTTGTTTCTTCAGCCTCTATGGTTGTCTTATTAGGACTACTGAATGTAGTTGATACAGCTACAATTAACCCTAATGCTAATCCAGTAATACATTTAAATGCTCCTCCTGCCTTTCTCCTAGATTCCATTTTCATACGTCTTGATCTTCTCATAATTTTGATCTCCTTATCTATTTTTTCTATATTCTTGTATGAGAACACATGGTAATAATATGTGTCTCTTTTGAAAACCTTAATATTAATAAAGAGTAGTCATACTCTTATAAATATATACAAGAAAGGAATAATGCATTCAATATGAGTGATACATATTCTATCGTATTAAATGATACTACCAAATTCAAGATTAGTGATAATGGTGTAAGAGAATTTAAAACCCAGATTAAAGGAGTATCTGCAAATGCTATTGAATTTACAGTGAATGAATCTACATCAGATATGATTAAGGCTAAATTCTCATCTAAGTTCAATACAGCTATTATCAAGTTATATAACGTAGATGGAATTGTTACTAAGACATTTGAGCAGTATGATATTCTTAAATCTATTGCTATTGATTTAATTTCATCAGAAGATGGTAAAGAATCTTATTTAGTAACATTAGTAAAGTCTACTGGATATGATGAGAGATTAACTAGATTGGAAACTAAGATGGATAAAGTTGTTAATCAGTTAAATATCTCATTAGCTGAACCTGATCCAGATAAGATGTCAGTAGATGAATTAAAAACCTATATGATTCTTATGACTAAGAAGAATTTCTCTGACTATCTTGAAGCAAATCCAATTAAGTCTAGTGCACATGGATCTGAAGATTACTATAGTTGTACTGCTGAAAAACAGACTCTATTAATGAGTGCTATTGCTATTGCACAACTTCATGCAAGTGTTGGTGATACAAATTATAAGAGCAGTTGGAATGCTAGTGGTAAACCATGCACATATGATTGGACATTACAACAACTAGGTGTGTTAGCTATGGAGTTAGAATTATTTGTACATCCATTATTGTCATGTCAACAGATTATGGAATCTATGATTAAAGCAGCATCAACTAAAGAGGAACTCAATCAGATTCCTATTACATTCCCACCAGATCCAATGATCTCAAATATTTTAACTGATGAGATGTCTGGAAATAGTAATGCTGTATTAACAGCTATTGCTGGATTGAGAAGGTCTGAAGCTACAACTGTAGAGGTTTAAAATCTCGTCTCTTATTTATAATAAAATATAATTATTATATTAATAATATATTAAATATATAATAAGAGGGGAGATGAGGTAGTACCTCTATTTACCCCTATAAGAAAATTTATAATTAGTATTTGTTACAAGTTTTAATATTGATATCAACTCCTATTTAATTATAACAAAGGAGTCTGATAAATATGTTTAACGGATTAGTATTGTCGGATGTTCACTTTGGAGCATCCGACTCTTTTAAATTGTATAATGAATTATCTGAATATGTATTTGGTAAGATAGATAGTTTAGAATCACTATCTATTATAATTATAGCTGGAGATTATTTCGATCACCTATTATCATTAAATGAAACTGCTACTTTATATGCTACTAAGTTTCTAGGTGAGTTAATTGACTATTGTAAGAATTTAAATATAAGATTGAGAATTGTATATGGTACTGAAAGTCATGAATGTAATCAGTATCAATTATATGAAAGATGGTTTATATCATCTGGTATAGATTATAAAATAATTAAAACTGTTAGTGATGAGTATATAGATGATATCCATATACTCTATATACCTGAAGAGCATATCTTCAATAAACGTGAATACTATAATGAGTATATCAATAACGATTGTAATTATGACTATATATTTGGTCATGGTGTAATTAATGAATTAATGCCATCATCAGTTTTCATCAATAGGAAATCTAGTAGTGATGGTAAAAGAGCTAAAGTCCCAACATTTAGTTCTGGAGAATTATCTAAGATAACATCTGGTGATGTCTTCTTTGGTCATTACCATATAAATTGTACATATAATGATAATGTGCATTATATGGGAAGTTTCACTAGATGGTGTTTTGGTGAAGAACCAGATAAAGGATTTTATTATTTTGAGAAATCTGATAATAAGTATTATAGAGAATTTATAGTAAATGATCTAGCACCATCATATGTTACTGTTAAATACTCATATGATGATATTAGTAATAAAACTAATGATGAGATAATATCAGATATCAACAAGTCAAGTAAGAAACTAGATGATATCAATAATGATACTCATATTAGATATATTTTTAATATACCTGATGGATTAGAAGATGTTGATGGTAAGATTTTATCTATAAGAGACTCATTAAAGGATAATAAGAATATTAAGTTTGACTTTAAGAATGGGCATATAGATAAAATGAAGACTATTAGTAAAGATTATTTAACACCTGAGAATATTCATAAATACTCTATGTTATTTGACAAGACTTTATCTATAGAGGATAGAGCATCTCAATTTATAAAGTCTAAATACGATCAAGATATAAGTCCAGAAGTTATTAAATGGCACATTAGTTGCACTGATGTATTAACTGATGAGAAAGGAGTAATAGATGATAACGAAAATGTCGAGTAAAAAATTTGCTGAGTTGAATGATAGAGGGTTGACTATTAAAGAACAATCACCATGTAAACAAGGTGAAACTATGCCAATGTATATTCCATCATTAATGGCATATATACCTAAAGGTGAACCTAGAACTGATTCTGCAACTACTAATGGTAATATGGCTTTTGTAAATGCTAATGATTGTAAACCTAATCCACCAATGATAGTTAAGACTCAAAACTACATAAGTCCTAAATTTGAGAATAATGCAACATGGGAAGGTGTTGTAGATATTGAAAACGATCCTAGTGCAAAGGTTCCAGTCAATACTCCAGTTACTGTTAATTTTACTGCTGGATGTTTAATCAATCCTACATTCAATCCTAACTAATATACACTATGGAACATAGATAAATTCGTATAATGAATTTATTTTTATATATATATATATCATTTAAGTGTACTACAAATGAAATTATAACGCTGACCTAACGGCTAGACGGGGAGAAGGAGAATTGTTATGATGAGAAATGATTTAATGAACAAAGCAATCGAGGCAGTTTTAAAAGTGAATGATCTACAACTTGGTAATGAGGTTAGTTTTAAACTAGTCTCATGCCCAAATCACTATTGTGGAGAAGATGGAATATTCCACCTCTATGTGATTAGAGATACTGTTGACGCAAGATCAACATATCAATATCTGTTAAAATGGGATGAAGAGGAGGATAGGTTCTTAACCTCCTCTAAATTCTAAAAAAGAAGGGGCGTAGCTTGGATATTGCACTAGGAGTTACGCTCCTTCTTTTTTCCTAAATTGAGTAAAATAAGTTAGATTAAAGGAGAATTAGTATGAATGAATTGATGAGATCGGCTATGAGATTTATAATTGATAAGGATATTAAAATTGATGATAATATATTTATTAAGCTATATAATGTCTCTCATAAGTATAAAGAGAAGAATCTATATAAATTGTCTATAAAGACATCACAACATACTTATGAGTACTTATTGAAGTATTATAAGAAAGAAAAGAAGTTTATAGATTATTTCGACCTATAATATATTTGCTAAGATAATCCGTATAATGGATTCATATATATATATTATTTAGGTGTAACAAAAAACAAATAAATCTGAGCTAACGGATAGACGGGCAGAAAGGAGAATTCATATGAGTAGACTACTTAATGGATTCAGAAATCCTCATCTCGACGCCCTAGAGATGATGGAAGAAATTAACGAAATTAACTCCAGACATCTTATGGATGTCGGAGTTATCAAATGTAATGAAGAAATTTCTGAACTTTCAGATTCTTTGAAAGCTCAGAAGGAAATCTCTACACCATTCCAAGCTGTATTATTAAATCAGCGTTTCTGGGATAGTGTAGAAGATATTCTGAAACTTCAGAAGGTGATGGGAATGGACGCCAATCACCGTGATGAAGTTCTGAGGAGTGCTCAGAAGCACTTCAAGGACTTCGACGACGGAGAACTAGATTAATCTAGCTCACCATCATAGTCCATTGGAGTGGATGGATAAAGGGCGATTCATCCACTCCTCTCTTTTTTCTTATTATCTTAATCACATATTTAGTAATAACAAATTATAGGAGGTATTTATTATGGAAGATAAGATTTTTGCTTGTATACCTTTTACGTATACTAGAGATGAGAAGTTGGTGTTTGAATATGATGATGAGAATAATAGAGTTCCTACTCTAAAGAAGTGCTCATGGTTTAAACACAATACAGTGATATCGGATAATACTTTTTTTAATGTCTATGAGAGTACACCTAATGACACCATTTATCCTGATACAATATATATGACAAATAAATTGTGGTTAGTTATTGAGACACCATATAATTTTGCATTGGATTTTTGGTCATCTAAACCACCAATTATTCCAAGAGTTAGTGATGATGAGTTCTGTTGTGAATTGAGACATAATCCAAAGATATCTATGAGAGGATTTTTATATATTAATTTAAATTCTATAGAGTTAGATAAGATTATGTATAGGGCTATAGATTTTGATCATTGGGAATTGCAAATGTGTTGTAATGATAGGTTGTTTAAATTACGTGAAGATATGCTTGCTTATTTATGTGCATTAAAGGATACTATTCCAGGACTTAGATATAATTCTGGATATCCACTGAAAAGAGATTCTGTAAGTCCTAAGTATTTGAAGATTGATGATTTCTTAAAATATTTTAATTTTGAATGGGATACCGCTGAAGTTAATATAATATGCAGTACACCTGAAGGTGGTCTAGTATTTATATGTCTACCATTTGTTAGGCTTAAAAACATTATTAATATAAATGGAAGTGATATCACACGTCCTCATACAACTGGTGATGTAAAAGAAGTGGTTAAATTGACAATAATTCATACTGAATTAGTAAGAAATCAACCAGAACCAGAAGTTGTAACGTATGATTATCCTAACTAGAAATTAATAGTTGACTAATATTGATGACTTATATTCTAACATATTAAGTCATCAATATTATTTTTATGATTACTAGTGTAATAATACAGAAAGGATAATTAAAGACTATGGAGACACAATTTATAACTAGTGATGATGTAATAGAAACTTGGTATTATGAGATTAAGGAAGTATATCTACTATTTGGTAGTGGTGAGAAGTATGAAGTACCTAAAGAAAGAATTACTGGACTTAGTATAGATAATGATTATGAGTCTAATATATTCCCAATATGTAAAATCAATATGACATTGGAATCTAATGCATATGAGAGTCTTATTAAGAACAAAAAAGATACTAAGTTACATCTATGGATAGTAAGATATTGTACCAATAAAGAAGATGACGGATCAGAGAAAAAGTCATTGTATAAAGACTATGTATGTGATTTATTTCAACTGATAATAGATGAGGAAGATTTATCACCTAATAAGAATCTTGAAAAAGAGACTAAAGAAAATCTAGGAGATAATGCTGATACTAATGATAATAGACTAGAGAATATTTCATTAGGTGGTAAGAATGAATTCTTCTTATATAAACAGAGTACATTTAAAGCTATGAAGAAAACCATTAATGTAGTATTAAAGAATGTTACTATGTTAGGAGCTATTGCATATATTACATCTACTTGTGATGTTAAGAATATATTAGCTAGTCCATTTGAGAATAATAAGACTTATCAAGAATTATTGATTCCACCACAAACAGCATTATCTGCTGTACAATATTTAGATACTGAATATGGTTTTTATAAATGCGGATCTATGATATTTTTTGGTGTTGATAGAGCATATTTCTTAAACTATAAAGGTGGTTGTACAGCTTGGGAAAATAAGGAAATTAAAGAGACTGCAATATTAGTACCAACTAGAGGTGGACAGTTTGATGGATTATCTGGATCTATTAGAAAGAAAGATCAGAATGAGAAATGTCGATATATTTGTTGTAGGACAGATTCAGTTGATGTTAGTGATAGAACTTCTAGTAATGATATGATTGGTGGAAATAATGCTACTATCATTAATACTAATACTAAGACAGTAGTAAATGCTACAGTAGATCCAAATGCTAATAGTCAGATTATTAAAACCAATACTAGTAATGAATGGTTAGCTACAACATATGCTGCACAGAGTTCAGCTAATTCTATTGTAATTAGTTGTGGGTGTGTTGGATTAGATGTATCTGTGATGCAACCTAATAGGAATTTCACATTCTTATTTGAAGATACTAAGAACACAGATAAATATAAAGGAAATTATATGTTAACTAGATCAACATTAGTATTCACTAAAGATGGTAGAGATATGAGTGTTAGAGGAAATTTTACATTTAAGAGATCTGGAATAACCTCTACAGTATCAGTCAATGATAATTAAGTGCTGGGAACTTTTGACTAATATTTGGATATTTTAAATATAATGAAAGGGGTTGTATAATGGCAACTAATAAAAAAGTACAAGTCCAATATCACCAGATCAATGGTGATGACAATACCGATATTTATTTTAAGACTAGAGATAAAGATGTCATGTTAAATGATGATGGTACTGAGAAACTATCTGATTATACTGACTATATTAAGAAGTTGAGAGGTGGAATTGTTAATGTAAAACCATCATCAACTAATGGACATATTAGAGTTAACGATCAGGAAGTTACAGTATATACTCACCCAGAAATGAGTTCTATCACTCCTGGAAAATATAGTTCTGTTAATGTGAATAGTGAAGGTCATGTTACTGGTGGTACTATGGGAGATGGTACTGTTACAGTTCAGGATCTTAGTTATACACTACCGACACAGTTACCAACATTAGATTCTGTTAAAGATGGTCATGACCATACTGTGGATACTTATATCAACTCATTGATTAATAAAGCATCAGAATTAGGTACTATTGCAAATCTTAATGAGATTGATAATAACAATCTTTCAGCAACATTACAAAGTACTATTAGTGATAAACTCAATAGATCAGAAATGAAGATTGTTAATACTAGAGAAGTGACAGAACCTGGATTGATTCCAGATGCTAGATTAGTTGCAGAATTATTTAAGACTATTGGTAGTGGAAATAATTCTGTAGTAAAAGTATATGATATGGAAAATACGACACTAAATGAATTCTGGGGATCTAATATGCCAGAGGGTGTATTTATGACAGTAGGATTTTTTACTAATAAGAGTGGTGAGTTTAAAGCTAATAATTCATCATTAGAATTACTTGGAGTTGCTGATGATATGTGGATGTTTATCAATATGAGATTTGATAATAATAGTCCAGGTAAATTAAAGCAATATGTAACTGGATGTTATACTCATCACACATTAGGTAGAATTATTGATCCAGTAGCAAGAAATATGAATACAAATACTGTGCTCCATATCTACAATCAGTATATCCCACATAACTGGTCAATAGAATCAATGCCTGTAGTTAATAATGAATTAAATTCATCACTATGGGATGGATGGGGTAGTAAGTTAATTCTAGTAAGAGTTATCTACAATGGAAATAAATATGTTGGTACTCTATCATATATCAATACTTTAGTAACATCATTTGTTGAGAATGAAGTACTTAATGGTTGTATTCCATTAGCTGGAAATATCTTCTTAAATTACACAGCTAAGAAATCAGCTAATAGAGCATGGTTCTCATTCTCTAAGAAGGTTATTGATAATGGTGTAGAAAGAGATGCAACTTCGGTTGTTGCATATTTATATAGATCATAATTATAATTGAGATACAGAGTTTAGATTCTCTGTATCTCAATTATTGTATTTAAAAAATAAGCTTATACTCGTAATTATCATCATATGATAACTTCTTAATATCTATCTGATTATAATTCCCATTACTAACTTCAAATACTGCAATATCTCCTAATTTATTCTGTAGGATAATAGTAGATTCTCCTATTGATAAATTAATAGGTTCTGTAGGGTGTTGATAACTTAATCCACTATATTTGATAATATCAATATCATCTTTAAGATTATCTTCTGTAGTATCCATATTAGTAAATACAAC